GTAGATCCCACCAAGCTTTATCGCAAGCATAATGAAGGTCTAAATAATCTACTAGCCTATAAGAATCATTACAACCAAAAATAATGAAATCATTCTTATAGGGTCTTATAGTCTCTACCACCTCTTCAGTCAGAGAAGGGCCTGTAGCTACAAGAATAGCCGGTTTGTTACGATACTTTAGAGGTATTTTCATAAATAAAAAAGCCGGACATTTCTGCCCGGCTTACCGTTTCTAAGCAGAAGCGTAGCTTACGGCCATATATGCTAGTGGTGCTGTTACGCACACTACAATTTGAAATACAGCCTCAAGTACACCCCACTTTTCTTTTACGAAGTTCTTCATTGAATTCTCCAAGTTACCCAATAGGTATTGATGTGGGCTTACTAGAGGGCGAATACGATAGGTCTATGTTAACATTCCGTTTTCCATGGAAGCAGAAGAGACCTCTAAGGCATTGTCAAGCTTTAGATGCTTCTCAAAACTTTTTCCTGATATACCTTTGTGCACCCANCCTCTACCTTCGTTATTCTCTTTTTTCTCACCTTTNATNGTAAGAATATTTTTGTGAACGTTCACTGAAATTTGGGNTTTGTTCCATCCTGGAACAGCTACTTCAACTATNTAGCCATTTTCTACTTTTTCAATGTTATAACGAGGGTATTCTGGTGCCTGTTGAGTATATAACGGGCTGTTAATTAAATTGTCGAAACCGACAAAGAATTTTTCTAGATTTACTGCATTCATAAGTTTTCTCCTTTTAAGAAAGATGAACTTGCCCCTTTCGGAAGCGTAACAATCGTTTTAATTTACGGATTTTGAAAAAGACACAGTTAGACTGGTATCAATTTCAGGGTATATTATATCACCTACACCAAATTGTGTCAAGATTTATTTTTCCCGAAGTAGCATCGGTAAAATAATTCTTGACATAAAACCCACAACGTCATATAATATACACTTAATCAGAGGAGATTGTATGAAAGTAAACCTAGTTTGGATTACCCCCGAAGCCATGAAAGTCATCGCCTATTGTGCGAGAGTTAGTAATCCTGCAAATCAAGACAATGAGAGAACAGCCCCGAAGTTGTTGAAGTACCTTAAAAAAGAAGCACACTTCAGCCCATTCGAAATGGCAAGTGCTTGCATTGAAATTGAGACTACGAGAGACATTGCTCGCCAGATTCTGCGGCATCGCTCTTTTAGTTTTCAAGAATTTAGTCAACGCTATGCAGACCCTACTCAAGCATTGGATTTTTCTACTAGAGAAGCTAGGCTGCAAGACCCACGTAACCGACAGAATAGTATTCCTGCGGATAATGATGGGCTAGAAATTGCTTGGCATACAAAACAGAGAGAAGTAATCGATGCTGCTACTGAAGCCTATACATGGGCTGTACGCATGGGAATTGCAAAAGAACAAGCGAGAGCAGTATTGCCAGAAGGTAACACTCATACTCGACTATATATGACAGGAACTTTACGATCGTGGATGCACTTCTGCGACCTACGAGGTGGAAACGGCACTCAAAAAGAGTGTTCAGAAATTGCAGTAGCCTGCAAAGAGATTCTCTGCCAAAACGGTGGAGACGTCTGGGGAGACTCATGAAACGTATTAGAAATACAATTTTAACTGTAGCAATTCTAGCTGGATTGTTATATACTAACTGGCAAAGCAGTATGATGCTTGTCAAACACCCTGAAATGTATCAAGGAAATCCTTACCTATGAATGATGTTTGGAATGGAGAGTCAAGAGGAAACAGCGATGTTATGCAAGAGCGCATACGAATTTGGCACAGAGACCGCAATTTGATTGATGGCAGTACTGATAAAGATCAGTTCTGTAAGTTGATTCAAGAGTGTGGGGAACTGTCGGACAATATGTGCAAAGGCAGAGACATGAAAGACGATATTGGCGATATTATGGTTGTGCTTATTAATATTATGGAACGTAATGGATACTCTATGATGGATTGTCTAGAGACTGCGTGGATTGACATTAAAGACCGCAAAGGAAAGATGGTTGATGGCATCTTTGTAAAGGAAGCAGATTTGTGAAACTTGTTGAGGCATTGAGAAACGGCAATGTCAATATCACTTATGAAAGTTTAAATAGCGGAAAAGAGATTACAAAAACATATACTTTGAAAACTATATTTAAAGTAAATGTTAGTCTCAAATCAGATAAACTTATTGCTTATGATGTAGAAGCAAAGGAATGGGAAGACATAGAAAGGTCCAGCATTAAAAAATGGAGTATAAATGAACAGAGAAGAAGTATTTAACCAACTAAAGGAGGACGAAGGTGTCAAGTATGAAATCTATAATGACCATCTTGGCCTGGCTACTTTTGGTGTTGGTCATCTTGTTATTGAGAGCGATTCGGAATTTGGTTCGCCCTTGGGTACGTCGGTATCAGAGGAGCGAGTTTGGGAAGCGTTTGAGAAAGATCTGGACACATCTATTGACGAGTGCGAAGTTCTTTTTGGCCCCAAATGGCATGACTTTCCTGGAGAAGTTCAAGAAATTGTGGTAAACATGATGTTCAATATGGGGCGTCCTCGTTTGTCAAAGTTTAAGAACTTCTGTGCTGCACTAGAGGAAGGCGATTGGCCGAAGGCTGCTGTCGAAGGACGAGACTCGCGCTGGCATAAGCAAGTGACGAATCGTGCGGAACGCCTCATGGTACGACTAGAAAATGTATCTTAAACTCATACTTGTTCTAGGTGTAGTCGGAGCTGCTGGCGGTGCATATGCGTATCACCAAGTCACTGTTGCAAAGTTAGAGAATGCGGTCATTCAGTTAGAAGCTAATAATCGTACTCTAAAAGAGAACAACAATGTATTACAGGCAGCGGCTGAGAACAATGCGACGAAGGTCGCAGAACTAGAGGCTAGAAGAGAAGTACAGCAGGCTCAAGTAACTGAACTTACTGCTGTAACGGCCTCTCTTCAAGCTGAGAAGTCTAACTTTATGAAAGTATTTAAAGATCACAATCTTACTAGGCTTGCAAGAGCAAGACCTGGCATGATTGAAAAAAGAGTAAATAAAGCCACCGCAGGTATCTTTAGAACAATAGAAGAAGAGTCGAAGGAGGTTGAAAATGAGGACGATTAGTATAGCATCATTACTACTTGTTAGTGGGTGTTCTTGGTTTGGTGGTAAAGACATGCCAGCACCATACGTAGTGCCGGAGCCTGTTGTAATTACTAAAATAGAAACAGTTCCTATTCGTATTTATCAGCCCCCTCTACCTCGTGAAATAGACATGCTCGATGTTAACTTCTGGATAATAACTGAAGAAAACTATCAGGAGAAACGAGCAGAGATTGAAAAGATGCTTGATGGACAGTTTGTAGTATTTGCTCTGACGCCAGACGGGTACGAGAAGATGTCCGAAAATTTACAAGAGTTACGCAGATACTTTAAAGAAACAAAAGAAATCATTCTATACTATAAAAAGGCCACTACTTATGAGACTGAAACAGAAGATCAATCACAGAATGGACAAGCTCCAGGAGATGATGGAAAGCAATCAACACCTGGAGAATGAAGAAGCGGCCTATGATCTTACCCTAGAAGTAAGTAAGTTTTGGTCTGTATTAGATGAAGCTGATAAAGATTACATACAAATGTGTCAAATGGCTATTGAAGAACAAAAGGAGTGGAATGTATGAGTGCGTGGGAGAAACAAGTTGGTGGNGACCACTACAAGAAGTATGCTATTCAACCTACAGAGTATGCTGAGAGAAACGGCCTTACTTTCTCTGAAGGTTGTATAGTGAAGTATATTACTCGTTGGCGTGACAAAGGTGGAATTGATGACTTGCGAAAAGTTATTCACTATGCGGAACTCTTAATAGAGTTGGAGGTACAGGCAGACAAACAGGTATGAGTACGCCTTCAGATATGGAAATAGAATTGATTGGGGATACTTCCCATTTCTCTAGTGTATGTGAGCTAGGAAATAAGGTAACAGCAGGAATATCCACTAAAATATGGTATACTAGCAGAGGCATGGATTATATATCAATAGACTGGAATGGTTTGAACGGAGCTATTGAGCTGGACTTGCAAAAACCTATAGAGCTTGGGCCGTTTGATTTACTTACTAATTTTGGTACTACGGAGCATGTAGAAAACCAGGAAGGTTGCTGGAGAAACGTACATAATCTTACCAAAAAAGTTTCAGTTCATCTTACTCCAGTAGGCCCGAATTGGGAGAAGCATGATGGTATTAAGTGGCTTACCCCTATTGAGTTTTATAAAGAATTTGCAGAACTTAATGGGTATATAGTTGATCGCTGCGATACTGTGACTTGGCCTCACCGACTTTCAGAGAATAGACTAATAAATAGAGTGAGATTAACGAAGGTTAAAGACCTGACTTTTACTATGCCTAAAACAATTTTCGAGAAGATTGGGTAAATAGTCTTGACACAACAAGCAGAAGCCCGTATAATACATCTCATACGAAAGCAAACAAAGGAAAAATATAAAATGTCAGTAAAATTCAAGCCTAATGAAATTGTTGTGGATCGAGCTACGAAAGTAAAGACGAAGAAAGTATTCCCAATTGCGGGAGTGAAAACTTCAGAGCTTGTAGAACTGTGCACAAAATCTGACTCTGATTTACGTCGGGGCGAAAGGAAAACCCGTGCGAAGGCACGAAACGAACTAGCAAAACGAGGAGTAGCGCTATGAGAAATTTTAATTTTAGTATGAGAGATCGAGACCATAACGATGAGTCTATCTCTTTTGACTTTGATAGTAAGAATGACGCTGATGTACGACATAAACTGCGTAAGTTTTTCAAGGCTTGTGAGATGTCTGTAAATGATGATTTTACTGATGAGTTGTTTGAACGGCGAACAATGGTCGCTATGAAACTAGAACAGGTTTGCAATGAGGGTACTGACCCTTCCGCAGAAGAAGAGCTTTATGACTTACAAGAAGCTTTTGATATGGTGATTGCGCATGTCGAATCCGAACTATAGACTACTTCAGCAGGCGTTAACCGAACTGAATGCAGACGGTAACGAAGACCGTGGGCGTGAAGGAGAAGAGCTCAACAAGATAACGTCTGACGGATATGTGAATACAGCCCCGTCAGGCGAACTTCCGGTATGGAAAAAGGTAACAGCTCCTGGTCATCATGCCGGTGTTACAGAGGAACAGTGGGCAGAAGTACTGAAAGCACTACACCAGGAAAATAATTCTTGACAAGAATCCTCTTTTCTACTATAATTATATTTCAAAAGAGGGGAAACTATGATAATTTCAGGAAGTATTGACTATTCTTACTCAGGTAGGAAGCGTAGTGTGAAAAGGACTCGGAAGACCGAACCAGTGTTTCGCCCCGC